ACATCTCACAATCTTCCAGAGGAAGAACGTAATACTAGGAAGTTAATCATTCTCGAAGATCGTTCATTCGGGGCAAGCGGTATTGTTCAACTGTATTATAATAGTAAGAACGGACTATTAGTGGAGGTTTAAATGCGGGCAGTGTTAGCCGCTATTATATTTACTCTTACGTTCCTCGGTACAGCCCAGGCGGATATCCTGGATACTGTACGTAAACAGACAGTAGAAGTCCTCACTGAGAAGGGACTAGGCACTGGTATTGTTATTGACAACGATACAGTACTTACTGCTCATCATGTTGTTGATGAGGAAAAGAATGTCAAGGTATTGCTAGCAGAGGGAGATGATTGGCCAGCAATGGCCAAGGTAATTCGTAATGCACCTGAACTTGATCTGGCTGTATTGCGACTAAAGGAACCTAGCCACATTCCACCCGTGGTTATTAACTGCGATGTATTACGATGGGGAGAACCTGTGTTTATCGTAGGATTTCCTCTGGGACTTCCCTGGGTACTTACTCATGGATACATAGCTAGTATGCATCCAATCGAGGGAAGTGACTATGTTCTGGTAGACGTTCAAACCAATCATGGGAACTCCGGCGGTCCCGTGTTTAATACCAAGGGAGAGTTAGTTGGTATTCTCTTAGCCGGATTTGATACTGGTGATAAGGATCGAACAACCCCTTTTACTTTAGGGCTAATCCGACCTACATCTACATTTTGTAACAGTAAACTATTGAAAGGTAACTAAATGCGTAAGATGTTATTGGGGGTTGTCTTGCTTGCACTCGCAGCTTGTACTACTCCCGGGGCTGTGACTCGCAGTCCTACTGAGTTAGTGGCTTCTATGTCCTGTGATAGCGGTCCGAGTCCGCAGGATATTCTGGCGCGTGATCTCGTCTTAGCTCCTGCCGATACTGGTATCTATGTCAACGTTGTGTTGACCGGTAAGGAAGCTGCGAACCTTGTTGTTGCAATGAAGGCCCGTCTTGAACTTGTGGACACTGTGGTTATCCTCAGTTCCCATAAGTATACAGGTAAGGATGGGATGAGCCATGTTATTATGGCTAAGGATGGTTGCGTCAGCTACGAGAATATGTTCCCGAACACTCGATTGATGCCGCTACTGCCTAACGTTAAGTTCTAATTTTAAAGGGGAGTCAGTGATGGCTCCCCTTATTTTTATGAGGGATAGTTATTCATTAATGGAAAATAAACCCTTTAAGTTAATCGTATATGACCGAGCTCAGTATGAGAAATATAAAGCGGCATATCCAAGTCTTGAGATCGTACTTGTCGATAAGCCGGATAGGAAAACAAATGGAAAAAGCTGAAGTCTATGCACTTCTAGAGAAACACTATCGAGAGAACAGTAAGGCATTACATGGGCGTGTCTATCGGTATGTTAAGTCTCAGCATAGGGCTGAAGATGTAGTGCAGGAAGCTTATTGCCGTGCCTTCCAATACTGGAATACTCTCCGATCTGATAGGGAACTTAATAGTTGGTTCAGTGGCATCCTTAATAACTGTGTCAAGGATAACCATAAAGAAGAGAACATGCATGGCATGTTGAACTACTCTGAACTCCAGGAACAGGCTGTTAAACCGACGGCTATTCCGCGTATCTTACATGATGAAGTGATTGCCCGTATCAATAAGGAACCTGAACACACAGCTACCATCCTGCGTATGGCACTGCTAGATCAGTACCGTCCTAAGGAAATCTCTCAGGTAGTTAAGGAAAGCCCTGGAGCTATCCGGCAGATTGTGTATAGATTCAGGGAAGTTATCAGAAAGGAATTCAAGTGGACCATCTAAAGGAAGACCAGTACATATGCGGGTTTCGACAGGGGATGGCAGATGCTCGTGCCCTTATGAATCGTACTGTTGTCCTTCCCACCACCTGGACACAGCAGGATAAGGAAGACTATCGACGTGGTTGGGAAGAAGGAAATATGTCGGGAGAGTTTGAATAGGTGTAGGAGACAGTAATGGCAGAAGTATTTGTTATAGGTGATACGCACTTCGGACACAAAAATATCCTCACCTTCAAGGATGGGAATGGGGATATGCTCAGGGATTTCCCTAACATCGAAACTATGCACGAGCATATGATTGAACGCTGGGTAGCAGTAGTTCGTCCACAGGATAAGGTGTATCATCTTGGAGATGTCGCTTTCACTATGGAAGGATTAGATATTCTCCGTATACTTCCTGGACATAAGCGGTTAGTCCGTGGTAACCATGATCTATTCGATACTGCTGTATATATGAAGTACTTCGAGGAAATCTACGGTGTCAGACAGATCAACGGTGCGTGGTTGACACATATCCCTATGCATCCAAGTAGTCTATTCAAAGCTAAAGTTAATATCCACGGACATCTCCATAAGAATAAAGTCCAGAAGCAGTTCTACTCTCCTGAATTCGATTTCATGGAAGAGGAAACTGATCCGATGTATTTCAATGCTAGTGTCGAGTGCATAGATTACACTCCTATAGCATTGGATGATATAATGAAAGGATTAAATAAACGTGGGTAACTATGCTTTGTTTGTTAGTGTATACTACCCTTATGAGGGACATTCCGATTTTGGTTGGGATAATTTCATAGAAGCTTATTGTAGCCAAGATGCTGCTAAGTCGGCTTTCAAAACACTATATCCCACTCCTGGTCCCGATAAGTATGGGTCCTATGCTTACCAGATTGTAGACCTGTTGTCTAAACAGGTGGTTGAAGAGGGTTAATGAGTACAGCAATATTTGATATTGAAGCTGATGGATTTGTAGAGAACGCAACACAAGTTTGGTGCGTTGTAATTAAGGATTTGGAAAGTGGAACCGTTTATACTTATCGTCCTGGTGATAGGTCTTTCCTCGATGCTCTTAGCCGCTACCCTGTTGTATGTGGTCACAATGTTATTGCATACGATCTTCCGCTTCTTCGTAAGCTTTACGGATGGGAATACACAGGACAAGTAATCGACACTCTCCTGATCTCCCGTACACAGCGGCCTAATCGTACACTTCCACCAGACTGCAAGAACCGCAGTGCCTTTCCTCACAGTGTTGAGGCATGGGCTTATCGACTTGGTATGAAACCTAAGATTGTCCATGAAGACTGGACACAATTCTCAGAAGGGATGTTAGATCGTTGTGTTCACGATGTGGAGATTCAACACGGAATTCTCAAGGCTTTACGAAAGGAAGGCGAGGGAGAGGGCTGGGAGAATGCACATAAGCTCAACTCAAGGTTATTCAGGTATCTACAGTTACAGGAAGAATACGGTTGGACAGCTGACCGCGACCATATTGTTAGCTGTATGTCTTACTTGGATCGGGCTATTCATCGCATCGATAGGGTTATTCGTCCTCGACTGCCAGTTATTGTGGAGGTGATGGAGAAGCGGGACGATACAGGAGAGTGGACCTATTTAAAGAAACCATTCAAGAAGAGTGGAGCATATAGCGAAGCTGCTATCAAGTACGCTGGCGAGACTATCAATAGTGTTACTGGTCCATTCTCTAGGCTTGTATTCCGACCTGTTGATCCTGATAGTAACGCTGAACTTAAGGACTTCTTATTAGGTTTAGGGTGGATTCCAAAGGAATGGAATACTAACAATGAGGGAGAGCGTACTAGTCCTAAGCTATCCAAGGATGATAACTTCGAGGGGGTGCAAGGTAGCTTAGGTAGACTCCTTGTCAAACGTACACAGTGTAAACAGCGTAAGAGTGTCTTGGAAGGTTGGTTAAATGCTATTCGTCCTGACGGTAGAATCACTCCGAAGGTTGGCGGTATTGCAAGCACAGGCCGTCTTCGCCATGCAGTCATTGTTAATGTACCCAGTCCTGCAACCAAAAGCTTCTTCGCTAAACAAATGCGAAAAGTCTTCATTGCCAAACCAGGATGGGTGCTGATTGGTGTAGACAGTAAGGGTAACCAGATGCGTCAGCTTGCTGCTCGTATGCAAGATGATGAATTTACAAAGGCAGTTCTATATGGAAATAGCAAAGATGGGACGGACCTCCATAGTCTTAATCAGCGTAGAAGCGGTGTGCCAACTAGAACTCTTGCCAAGAATTTCTTCTATGGCTGCATCTTATTTGGAGCCGGTGATAAGAAAACAGGTAAGGTTATTAATGGAACTCCTGAACAAGGAAAGCGACTGAAAGAAGAATACTTCAGACAGATGCCCGCACTGCGAGAACTTATTGACAGACTAACTGCCGAGTGGCGTAAGACGGCCAGGATTGTAGGTACTAGTTGGAGTGGTAAGAAGGAGTATAGGAACGGGTATATTAAAGGATTAGACGGTAGACCTATCCTAGTAGAATACGAGAAGGATATCCTAGTCTACTATCTTCAATCTGATGAGGCTATCCAGATGGCAGCCGCTTACTGCTGGACTAACAAGCAGCTAGAGAAGCGGGGGTATGTCTGGGGAAAAGACTACGGCTTTGTTATCTGGTACCATGACGAGTTCCAGATTGAATGTCGTCCTGAAATTAAAGAGGAAGTCATGGCCGTAGCTATCGAGTCTATTAAATGGGCAGGCGAGTTCTATAATATTAAATGCCCACATGAAGGAGAGGGTAAGATTGGTTTAAACTGGTGTGAAACCCATTAATTTTAAAGGATTGTAACAGAATAGTGTGTGACAAAAGCCTAGATTTTGGGTATTATATATGTACGGAAAGGGAAAATCATGTACGAAGAGTTAGTTAATACGCTTAAAAAGATGGGAGGTAAGGCCACTAATAAGGCCCTACAGAACCGTCTGGGCTGGGATAAGGCTGACTACCTAAATGCCCGCCTAGCCATGCTCCAGGGCGGCTATATCCGCTTGGCGAGGGGTCGTGGTGGAAGTGTCTTATTATCCGACACTAATGAAGTGGCAGGGCCTTCGCCTAAGCCTATCGTAATTAAAAGAGGTGGATTCCTTTAAACAAAGGTATGCCATAGAAAGGAAGATTAATGGATTTCGGATATGCTATCTCAGCGCTTAAGGCTGGGAGTAAAGTTAGTCGTAGTGGATGGAACGGTAAGGGTATGTTCCTTTTCTTGGTTCCTGGTTCAGTCTTTAAGGTTAATCGTGCCCCGTTGATGGGTATTTATCCTGAAGGTACTGAGATTACTTATTGCTCTCACGTAGATATGAAGACGGCTGATGGGTCTATTGTACCTTGGTTGGCTTCTCAAACTGATATTCTAGCGGATGATTGGGAGACTGTTTAATATGACCCTTAATGCTAACAATGTCCAGTCTAAGCGTAAGGAATATGTCCCGCTTAATGCTGGTACCTACCCTGCCCGAGTGGTGCAGGTGATTGATCTGGGGTTGCAGGCCCAGCGCCCTTGGAAGGGGGAAGAGAAAGTCCCCGCCTATGAGATCGGCTTCACCTATGAACTGTCAGATGAGTTCATGAAGGATGAGGATGGGCAGGATGATCCGGCAAAGCCCCGTTGGATTACGGAGTTCATGCCGCTGAGTAATCTTAAGGCCGAGAAGGCTAAGTCCACTGCCCGCTACAAGGTCCTTGATCCTAAGGAAACCTTTGGCGGTGACTTCTCTAAGACCCTCGGGTTGCCTGTCAATATCACTATCGTCCAGTCTCCTGGCAAGGGTGCCAACGCTGGTCGTATCTATGAGAATATTGCAGGTACGTCTGTCATGCGGGATAAGGATGCTGCTAAGCTTCCCCCGTTGGTTAACAAGGCCGTGTTCTTTGACCTTGATAATCCGGATATCGAGGTGTTTAACAAGTTGCCTAAGTTCCTACAGGAACGTATTCGTGGTAACTTAGAGTTTAAGGGGAGTAAACTTGAAGCTTTGGTGGGTGCTACTACTAGTGAACCGGCTAAGGAAGAGGTGAACACTCCGCCTAAGACGGTTAAAGCTGACGAAGAAAGTCCTTACTAATGGGGATTCCAAAGGGACTCCAGCCCTTACTGGATGCCGATATCATTCGATACGAGCTGGGGTTCGCTGCGGAAGCTGGATGGAAGGCGATCAGTAATACTGAGGACCTTCCACCTTGGGGGTTCGTAGAAGACCTCCTGCAAGAACGAATTGCTGTCATCAAGAACAATTGTTTCACTGATAAAGACCCTATACTCTACTTAACATCAGGTCGAACATTTCGTTTCGATATTGCTAAGAAGAAGCCTTATAAGGGAACAAGAAAGGAGAACAAGCCGTTTCATTTTGACAACTTAACAGCCTACCTAACGGGAGTATTAAATGCGAAGGTCATCACTGGTATCGAAGCTGACGATGCTATGGCTATTGATCAGTGTAATAGCGGTGACACTACTATTATCTGCTCTCGTGACAAAGACCTCCGACAAGTCCCTGGATACACTTATTCCTGGGAGCTCGGACGTCAACCATCCTTCGGCCCCGATTATATTACCAAGAAGGGGACTCTTGAGCTATCAAGCGACAGGAAGAAATTAAAAGGTACTGGCATGGCATGGTTCTATGCCCAGGTACTTATTGGTGATACGGTAGATAACATTACAGGCTTGCCAAACTGCGGTCCGGTTAGGGCTTACGACTTACTTAAAGATAAGTCATTGGAAGAGATGTTATCTGCCGTTACTAATGCCTACGCTG